GGGTGTAGGTAAAACTCCTACATCTGTTACATTTAGCCCTGCTATGATAGCGGCTAAGATGATGCAAAAGAAAATACATGATCAGTTAGAAGAGTCTAGTGCTAGTAAACATTTACGTAGTACAGCATTTGAGATGGCATTGTTTGGTACTGGCGTAATGAAAGGACCATTCGCAGTAGATAAAGAATACCCTAACTGGGATGAAGATGGTGAGTATTCACCAGTAATGAAGACAATCCCACAAGTATCTCACGTATCAGTATGGAACTTCTATCCTGATCCTGATGCTACTAATATGGATGAGGCACAGTTTGTTATTGAACGTCATAAGATGTCAAGGACACAGTTACGCTCACTTAAACGTAGACCACACTTCCGTTCATCTGTAATTGATGAAGCTATCTCACTAGGTGAAAACTATAGTAAAGAACATTGGGAAGATGATTTATCTGATTATGCGCCAGAGCATGGTATTGAACGCTTTGAAGTACTAGAGTATTGGGGCATGGTAGATGTCGAAATGCTAATAGAGCAAGGTGTAGATATACCAGATGAATTATCTAATGTAGATGAGTTACAAGCTAATGTATGGATTTGTAATGGTAAACTACTACGCATGGTTATGAATCCGTTTAAACCTGCACGCATTCCTTACATGGCTGTTCCATATGAACTTAATCCTTACAGTTTCTTTGGTGTAGGTATAGCTGAGAATATGGATGATACACAAACATTAATGAATGGTTTCATGCGTATGGCTGTAGATAATGCTGTACTATCAGGAAACTTATTAATAGAGGTAGACGAAACTAACTTAGTACCGGGACAGGATATGTCCGTGTATCCCGGCAAAGTCTTTCGTCGCCAAGGTGGTGCACCCGGACAAAGCATTTTTGGAACTAAGTTTCCTAATGTTGCTCAGGAGAACTTGCAACTCTTTGACAAGGCACGTGTCCTTGCAGATGAGTCTACAGGATTTCCATCTTTCGCACATGGTCAGACAGGTGTGTCAGGTGTAGGTCGTACTGCTTCTGGTATTAGTATGTTAATGGGTGCTGCACAAGGTGGCATTAAGAATGTTATCAAGAATATTGATGACTATCTATTGCGTCCACTAGGTGAGAACTTATTTAGATTCAATATGCAGTTTGATTACGACCCTAAGATCAAAGGTGACTTAGAGGTTAAGGCTCGTGGTACAGAAAGCTTAATGGCTAATGAAGTACGTAGCCAAAGATTAATGCAGTTTATGCAAATTTCTTCTAGTCCAGCCCTTGCACCTTTTGCAAAATTTCAGTATATTATACGGGAGATTGCAAAGTCTCTTGAGTTAGACCCAGATAAGGTTACTAACAATATGGACGAGGCAGCTATTCAAGCTGAACTCATGAAAGGTTTTCAACAACCACAACAGCCAACAGATCAGCAAGGTGCACCAGCAGGTGCTAATCCAGCAGACCCTACAGGCGCAGGTGGAGGAAACATAGGTACAGGACAAGCACCTCTACCACAAGAACAAGGATTTAGCGGAAATGCAGAAGGACAAGGAGCACCTGAGCAAGCTCAAGGCAATGGTCAGCAACCACCAGCAATGGGAACAGTTCAATAGTTATATAGATTCTCTAATAGCTCAACAGCACAGAACTATGGAACAAGCTGACAATGATAAGATCATATACCGAGCACAAGGTGCGATCTTTCAATTACGTAGAATAAAATTGTTACGTGACGAAGTATTAAAACACAAATAAGGAAACATCCCATGATGGAAAAACAAATGGAACTATTCGCACGTGGTGGCTTAAAAGATGAGGGCGGTATGATTGACGAAGAATCTGGTAATGAAGTTCCTGTAGGTGGAACTCGTGAAGGTGTTCGTGATGATATCGAAGCTAACGTAAGCAACGGTGAGTTTATATTTTCAGAGGATGTTACAAGATATATTGGTTTAGATAAGCTTATGCAATTACGACAACAAGCTAAAATGGGTTTAAAGAAAATGGAAGCTATGGGTCAGATGGGCAACAGTGATGAAGCTACTATGGATGATGACTTACCATTTGGTATGGATGATTTAATTATTGTAGCAGGTTCACCTGCCGATGATAATGATGGTGAAATTAATATGGCTGTTGGTGGTTTAGCTACAGGTACTACAAGTGTTATGCGTACCCCTGATCCTGTTGCAGCTGTAGCAAATCAACCTGTTGTACCATTAGGCACTAGTACACGTAGACTTACACCAGAAATTACACAACCTGTACGTACTACAGTAGACTTTAAAAAGCTTATGGGTGATGCCGCTATTGAGTATAAAGAATATCGTAATGCTTCTGGTAATAATATATTAGTACCATTTATAGGTGGTAAAGCTACATTCCCTATTCCAGATGGATATAGTTTATATACGGGTACTGATGCACCTGTTGGGTCTGGTACTACACCTACAGATAACATAGTTGCAGACGCTAATGCCGCCACACAAGAAGTACGCAGAGACAATGATGATCGTACTAATGTCGCACTTCCACCACCAGAAGCTATTGATTGGGATAATCTAAGCTATGAAGAATATATGGATAAGTCATCTACTTTAGTTGGTGTAGGAAGAACCTTTGCAAAAGCGGCTACTTTATTCATGGGGCCACTTGCTATATTTCCTATGGCAGCTATGGCACACCAAGATAAAAAAGCATTATTAGGTGCTACTAAACTTTTAAACTCTGGTACATTAAATGCAGAACAAATTGCAGCATTAAAAGCTAGAACCGAGGGTATAAATGAACACGCTGGTGGTTTAGTTAATACTGTGTTAGGTGATGTATTTGGTGGTGTTATTGATGCAGTAGCAGGTGCTTTAGGTAAATTACCAGAAGAAGTAGCAGAAGTTAAAAAGGTTGCTGTAGAAACTGGTGTTAACGTAGACCCAACACCTATAGAACTTTTACCACAAGACACAGGTACGTTTTTAACAAAAGCTGTATTACCTACAAACGCAAGTGGTGATCCTAGTGAAACAGGTACTACTGGTGTAGTCACACCTGATCAATATACATTAGCTAGTACAGAAAGTAATCGGTTTGTTAGACCCACAAACGCAAGTGGTGATCCTAGTGAAACAGGTACTACTGGAGTATTTACAAATGCAAGCGGTGATCCGAGTGAAACAGCTACTACTCCTGTAGATACTTCTACGTATACACCACCATCTTCTATGGGATTTTCTCCTACAGGAACTAGTGCTGATCCAATGCTACAACCATATGTAGCACCTTTAGTACAACGTGCTGATCCTTTAATCACTACACCTGCTATAGATTATTCAACACCTTCTGGTACACTACCCTTTATGAAGTCTGTGGCAAACCAAAGAAATACGGCATTATCTCAAACGGATTCAATGTTACGGGGTAGTAGTGCTGACCCCCAGATAGAACCATATGTAGCACCTTCAGTACAAAGTGCTATAGGAACAAAACCAGTATACGATACTTCAACTGCTCTGGGTAAAAGAGCCATTGCATCTCCTTATTTGATTGATGCTGGTGATCCTGATTTAGCAATACCCTCTGCTACACCCCAAACTGTAGCACAGCAAACTACTAGTGCATTTCCTTCATATACACCGCCTAGTGTTTCTGGTATAACACCACCTAAACCAACTAATGCAAGCGGTGACCCAAGTGAAACAGGTACTACTGGAGTATTTACAAGTACAAGACCCGATGCTTTAGACTTAGCACAAACAAGTAGACCTGACCAAGTTGTAGGACCTTTAGTCTCTGAGATGCCTTTAGATATTGCGGAGACTGCTAAGTTAGATATTACAAAAACAGAACCAGAGACAGTTGAAAAAACTGGATTGGGTGTTAAAGTAAGCAAACCTAAACAAACATATAAAGCTGGTCAATCTAACCAAGCAACTGCATGGGAAAACTTACCCGATGTAAATTTAGATCAAGCATATGAGTTAAGTGAAAGATATAAAGTTACAGGTGGCACTACAGTTGATAATTATGCAGTAGGTGCTGTTTCAGATGGTAGTTCTACAGGTATACTTGCTGATGATCAAGGCTTTGCTATTAGAGCAGATAATGGCAGAAATGTATTTGTAGATGAGCAAGGTGAATATCATAGACCTACATTGGGTGAAATGATAAAGAATGGTCGAAACTTTAAACAACGTAATGTAGGTACTTATGATAAAAATACGATTAGTGTTGCTAGTACTGATAGGGTTTCTACAGTTACCGCAGCTAGAAAAAATGAACTATCGGCAACTGCTAAAGCTAAGATAGGTAAAGATGCTAGTGGTGGTGATCCTAATATGAAAGGTGCTGTATGGTATAATCAACCGGGTACTAATGTATTAACTCGTAAGTTCCCAACAGCAGCTGAAAAGAAAAAGATAAAAGCTGAACAGGATAAACAAGCTAGAATAGAAAAAACTAGAAAGGCTGTTGCTGATAAAAAAGCTGAAGATGCTAGAATTAGAGCAGAGTCTATTAGAAAAGCTAATGAAGTTTATGCTCAACAACAAGCCGCAGCACAGTCAAGTGGTGGTGGTAGCAGTAGTAGAGATAGACGAAAGAAACAAAGACAAGCACAAGCATCAGCTACAAGATACACAAAGTCAGCAATATCCAGAAACGCTGGTAAAGATGGTAAGGTAACTAAAGATACATACAAAGGCGGTGGATTCTAATGGATTTTGAAGAATATAAAAATGAAGTATCAAGTAGATTTGATGCACTACTAGATGAAGAACGAGAACAATTGGCTGACTTGTTGAGAAGTCCCATAGGAGAAATTTTAATAAGTGTATTAGGAACAGAACTGTTGGACTTAGGTACACCAGATGTTATCGAACCTACTGCACCTGTAAGGCGTGGATTAGCAGCACCCGTTATTTAAAACACTGCTAAATTTGAACTGGCTACCCATCCCCCTACCAACACTAGGCTACGGCGGCCCCAGTATGAAAGACTGAAATATGAATGATAAAATAATGGCAGAAGAAGTAAAGCCAGAAACTAAAGTTGCGTTTGCAAATCGTAAATACTCTAATGAAGATAAGCGTAAGATGGAAGAGGAAGAACTCGAACAACTTATTGCTGAACAAAAAGGTGAAACAACAGAAGCTACAGAGGAAGTAGCTGAAGCTGAACCTATTAATGCTGAAGAAAAAAGTTTTAAGAAACGCTACGGTGATCTTAGACGACATATGCAAGACAAAGAAAAAGATTGGGATGACAAGTTTAAAACGTTACAACGTCAACTTGAAGACTCCACTAGACAAGAGATTAAACTACCTAAGTCTGATGGAGACATTGAAGCTTGGGCAGAACAATACCCAGATGTAGCGGCTATAGTAGAAACTATTGCAATCAAAAAAGCAAAAGAACAAGCCGCTGGATTAGAAGAACGTGTAAAAGAAATTGATGAAATGAAAGCTGATGCGGCACGCAAGAAAGCTGAAGTAGAGTTAATGACTGCACACCCTGACTTTGGTGAAATTAGAGATGATGATGCGTTTCATAATTGGGTAGATGAACAACCTAAGTGGGTACAGGATGCTCTATATGAGAATGCTAGTGACTCACGATCAGCCGCACGTGCAATTGATTTGTATAAAGCTGATATGAATATTCAAACAAAGAAACCTGCGAGCAACAATAAAGATGCCGCACGTTCAGTAAACAGTCGTAGTAACGCTACACCTGATTCAGATGATTCTAAGAATGTATTTAAAGAATCACAAGTGAATAAGATGACAGCACAACAGTATGAAAAAGCTTCTGACGCTATTATGGAAGCCATTCGTACTGGTAAGTTTATTTACGATATGTCGGGCAATGCTCGATAAAGCTATTGACATATAATATATTTATGATATAACTATATGTACAATGTAGTAGTGTGACCCCTAAGACACAGGTTACTCACACTACGACTAAACCCACGCAAACAACAAAATACTTCTTGACAACCTAATGTCTTATGGCCCGTTATACTGAAGGTAGGCCAACTTTCATAGTAACGCACCCTACAAGTACTTAGCCTCTATATAAGTGAATAGTCGTTTGCATCTGTAATCTAATGCTAAAGGAGAATTAAAATGGCATTTGGAAAGGCTTCGGGCTACACAAACTTACCGAACGGTAACTTCTCGCCCGTTATTTACAGCAAACAGGTGCAACTTGCATTTCGCAAATCTGCTATCTGTGAAGCTATCACTAACTCTGACTATTTCGGAGAAATCGCTCAAATGGGCGACTCAGTAAAAATCATAAAAGAGCCTGAGATTTCAGTAACTGCATATCTACGTGGTACTACTATCTCAACTCAGGATTTATCCGATAATGATTTTTCATTAACAATCGACAAAGCAAACTACTTTGCATTTAAAGTTGATGACATCGAAGAAGCACACTCACATGTAAACTTCCAAAGCTTGGCTTCGGATCGTGCAGCATATCGTTTGGCTGATCAGTATGACCAAGATGTTCTTGGTTATTTATCTGGTTACAAACAGTCTGCATTACATGCAAATGCTAGTGCGGTAAACAATGTAGTAAATGGTACTAAAGCTAACTCAGCAGCTGGTTCAGACGAACTACTTGCAGCGAACAAGCTTATCAAAGGTTCATTTGGTAACATTACAACAACTTCTGCTGGTGATCATTCGATTCCAGTTGCAGCACGTCTGCCGGGAGCTACTGCATTACCAACAGCTACTGTTTCGCCAGCTATGTTGGTGGCACGTATGAGTCGTTTACTAGATGTTCAGAACGTAGACACACAAGGTCGTTGGATCGTAATTGACCCAGTGATGATGGAAGTCTTACGTGATGAAGATTCACGTCTATTAAATGCTGACTTCGGTGGTGATGGCCTAAAGAATGGTCTAGTCTTGAACAACTTCCACGGTTTCCGTGTATACGTTTCAAACAACTTACCATCAGTAGGTACTGGTGCATCTACAACAGGTGCGGCTAACCAGAACACTAACTACGGTGTTATCTGTGCTGGTCATGACTCTGCGGTTGCAACTGCGGAACAAATCAACAAAACTGAATCATACCGTGATCCAGATTCATTTGCTGACATTGTTCGTGGCATGCATTTATATGGCCGCAAGATTCTTCGTCCAGAAGCTCTTGTTACTGCTAAATATAACTTAGCATAATATAAAATACTGTAGGTGGGCTGGGAAACTAGCCCACTTATATTTGTAACAGTAGGAATTAACATGGCGACATATATAAATCTAGTGAATGAGTTACTTCGTCGTCTTAACGAGGTTGAGATAAACTTAGAAGATTTCCCATCTACTAAAAATGTACAGTCACTAGCTAAAGACTCTATTAATTCCTCTATACGTGAGATACTACAAGAGGCGCAAGAGTGGCCTTTTACACTAGTAACTTACGAACAAACACTTGCAGTAGGCACAAAGACCTACGACTTCCCTTCTGACTATTCTAAAGCAGATTGGGAAACATTTTATTTAACTAATGCACAATCTGCGTACCCAACACAACTGCCTAGCATTTCGTATGAATCATATATAAGTGATAGAAGAAGTCTTGATGATGTAGCTGGTACTGATGGTTATACAAAACCTGATGTAGTATATAAAACACAAGAAGACAAGTTTGGTGTTTCACCTGTACCAGATAATACTTATGTTATAGAATACAGATACTGGAAAGTACCTGCTGATCTAGTACTAAGTACTGATGTGTGTATTATTCCCGATAGATTTAAACATGTAGTACTTGATGGTGCTATGATGTACCTAATGCACTTTAGGTCTAATGAACAATCAGCACAGTTACATGAAGCTAAGTTTAGAACAGGCATTAAGTCTATGCGTAGGTTACTTGTAGATAGCAAAGACTATTTACGTTCAACTGTAATACATAGATCAGGTAACTCTTTGTATAAGAACAATATCTAAATGGCAGATAAACTAAGTACATATCTATCAGTTTGTTCTGGGGGGTTGGTTACTAATGTAGACCCATTAACCCAAGCGGCAAACTTATCAGGTAGTGCTATCAGAATGATTAACTATGAACCTGCCCTAGCTGGTGGGTATCGTCGTATTAGTGGTTATTCTAATGACTTCGGTACAGTTCCCGGTACAGGTGCTGTATTAGGTGTAGCAGTCAACGGTAATTTAAACGATGGTATATTTGCATGTAGAAAACCTACATCTGGACATGATTACTTATACAGATGGCAGAACTCTAATAGTTCTTGGATAGCTGTACCAGAAGCAGGTAATCCTGACATGACTAATGTTACTAGGGTTCGCTTTACTAGCTTTAACTGGTCAGGTGAAGTTCTACTACTTACAGATGGTATCAACCCTGCGGCAACGTATGATGGTACTACATATACACAGATTACACATGCTAATGCTCCAGATAATCCTAAGTACTCAGAAGAGTTTAACTCTCATGTGTTCTTATGTGGCGATTCTTCCGAGCCATACAATTTACATTTTAGTGCACCATTAAGTGCTTCAGATTTTAGTGCAGGTAATGGTGCTGGAGTTATCAATGTAGGTTTCACTATAACTGCCATTAAAAAGTTCCGTAACCAATTATATATATTTGGCTCTAATAATATTAAAAGGTTAGTTGGTAATAACATAGCTAACTTTACACTAGAAAATGTTACTTCAAATTTAGGTTGCGTATCACCTGATTCTGTGGTAGAGTTTGGTGGTGATCTATTATTCCTTGGTCCTGATGGTATGCGTCCTATTTCTGGTACTGATAAGATTGGTGACGTTGAGTTAGCTACAGTTTCAAAAGAGATACAATCTATTTTTGATAACTATTATCTTTCAGAACAAGTTACAGATATTAGTATTGCTGTATTACGTAAAAAGTCACAGTTTAGATTCTTCTTTAAAAATGATTCATCCTTATCTTTAATAGGTGGAGTACGTAAAAGCCAAGGTAAACAGAGTATCTTTGAATATAGTCAGCTTATTGGTATAGAAGCTAACTGTGTAGATAGTGGATATATAGGACAGTTCGAGTTTGTTATACATGGTGATGGATCAGGTAAAGTACACAGACAAGAAAGAGGTAATAGCTTTGATGGTACAGCAATATTTAGTTTGTATCAGAGTCCTTACTACTACATGGAAGACCCAGAAGTACGTAAGATAGTACACAAAGTAAATACTTACCTTAAATCAGAAGGTGATACAGAAGTGTTTGTTGGTGTATCATATGACTATGATGATACAAATACAGTAAACCCTACTAACTATGATTTTACTACAGAGGGTGCAGCTTCCGTTTTCGGTACAGCTATATATGATGCAGGTGGTATATACGATGGTAACCCTTCACCTAAAACACTTACAAACATATCTGGGTCAGGTAACTCTGTTTCTATAAGCTATGTTACTAATAACACAAATGCAAGTCATACTATACAGGCAATAGCCTTGACGTATGAGACAGCCGACAGGAGATAATACTTTGGCAGGTTACGTAAGACAGTCTTCAGCAGACATAATACCAACAGCTACAGTTCGTGCAGCACCTATTAACGCCGAGTACAACAAACTCCGTGATGCATTTGCTGTATCAAGTGGACACAAGCACGATGGCTCAACAGGAGAAGGTGGATACATTCCGCTTATCGGTGATGTTGATGCACTAAACAAAGTTGTTATTGATACGTCAAACAATAGAGTTGGTGTATTCGTAGAAGTATCTTCAGCGGCTGTAGAACAAGTACGTTTCCAAGATGGTGTTATAGTTCCAGTTACAACTAATGATATAGACTTAGGTTCAAGTTCAGCTAAGTTTAAAGATTTACACTTACAAGGCACAGCTACAATAGCTACTGTAGATATTAATGCAGGTAATATTGATGGAACTATCTTAGGTGCTTCTTCACCTACAACTGCTACATTCACAAGTGCTACACTAAACAATAACTTAACTGTTACAGGTACATCAACACTTGTAGGTACTACAACTATTACATCCGTAGACCTTAACTCAGGTGCTATTGATAATGCTGTAATTGGTTCAGCTACACCAGTAGCAGGTACATTTACTACACTTAATGCTAATACATCTTTAGTAGCCGCTACTGCAGATATTAATGGTGGTACACTAGATGGAGCTACTGTAGGTGCGTCAGTACCAAGTACAGGTGCATTCACTACATTAACTGCATCAGGTACATCTACACTTACTACTGTAGACATTAACGGCGGTAACATAGATGGTACTGTTATAGGTGCTTCTACAGCCGCCACAGGTAGCTTTACAACGCTGTCTACGTCAGGTCAAGCTACCCTAGCTACTGCAGACATTAATGGTGGCTCTATAGACGGTTCTACAATAGGTGCATCATCTGCATCTACTGGTGCATTTACTACACTGACTTCATCAGGTGGTATCACAGGTAACGTAACGGGTAATCTAACTGGTAATGTTACAGGTAACGTAACAGGAGATGTAACAGGTAATGTCACAGGCAACCTAACAGGTAATGTAACTGCAGGTTCTGGTACATCTACATTCACTAACGTAACTATTGATGGTACGTTGAACATGAATGCTGGTACATCAGCTACTATCCAAAACCTTACTGCTCCAAC